GCAATGGCAGCTGTGAAGGAAGATTTACAGCAGTTGTTCCAGGACAGCGAGAACCTAACAGAAGATTTCTTCGATCAAGCAAGTGTACTTTTCGAGAGTGCACTGGGCATTAAAGCAAAATTGGTTGAAGAAGAATTAAAAGAGCTTTACGAAGAGAGTCTGCAAGAAGCTATTGAAGAGATGAATGAGGAGCTCGAAGAGAGACTTTCTGATTATCTTGAATACGTTGCAGATACTTGGCTGGAAGAAAACGAAATTGCTATCGAATCAGCTCTCAAGGTTGAGATGGCAGAAAACTTCCTAGCCGGCGTAAAGGGTCTTTTCGAGCAGAACAACATTGAGGTTGATGACGAGGCTGTTGATCACGTTGCCGAACTAGAGGCAAGGGTTGCAGAACTCGAAAGTCAACTTGATGAATCTCTCGATGCATCAATTCGGTTAAAGAAAGTTAGTGACGAGCAAGCTGCTAAACTAGCCTTTAACGAAAAGAGTTCTACCCTAACCCTCAAACAAAGAGATGAGTTTGAGGATCTAGTAGAAGGTCTAAGTTATGATAACTTGGATGACTACGTTTCAAAGATGGATGTTATCATTGAAACAGTTTTCAATAAATCAGCCGCCACGGACACTGCAGTTGACGATAGTGAACCAGTTGACGTTGACTCTGAAGACGCTCCTAGAGCACCTTCAGGACCAATGGCTGCTTATGCTCAGGCTATTTCTAGAACAAAGATCAGATAAATTTGAATTCTAAAGGAGAAACAAATGTTAAATGAAGATCTATATCAGAAGTGGCAGCCAATTATTGAGCATCCCGATCTCGATCCAATCAAGGATGCTCATAAGCGGAACGTCACTGCTACTATGTTGGAGAACACTGAAAAGGCTCTAAGAGAGTCTCAAGGTTTTGCTCCACAGTCCCTACTCGAAGCTGCACCAACAAACGCTATGGGTGCTTCTTCATCAACCGCGTCAGACGGTGCCATTGACATCTACGATCCAGTGCTTATCAGCCTAGTTCGTCGTGCAATGCCAAACCTCGTTGCATATGACATCTGTGGTGTCCAGCCTATGACTGGTCCAACAGGTCTCATCTTTGCAATGAGAAGCCGTTATACAGATCAGACCAGTGCTGAAACCTTCTACAACGAAGTTAACACCGGCTTCTCTGTGGATAAGGATACTTCAACCAACACAGCTGTTGGTGGAGCAGATCAAAACCTCGGTACGTTCGTTGGTAACGGTTACCTCAACTCTTCAGCTTCTAACGTAGAGTTGTACAACTTTGCTGCCGGCATGACTACAGCTCAGGCTGAACGTCTAGGTGACGGCTCCGGTAACGCCTTCCCAGAGATGGCATTCAGCATTGAGAAGGTTGCTGTGACTGCAAAGTCAAGAGCCCTCAAGGCAGAATACACCATGGAATTGGCACAGGACCTCAAGGCAATTCACGGCCTTGATGCCGAGTCCGAGCTTGCAAACATTCTTTCTACTGAAATCCTTGCTGAAATCAACAGAGAGATTGTTCGTACAGTTAACGTAGTTGCAAAGGTCGGTGCACAAACCGATACAACAACTGCTGGTAAGTTTGACCTTGACACCGACTCAAACGGTCGTTGGATGGTTGAGAAGTTCAAGGGACTTATGTTCCAGATTGAAAGAGAAGCCAACGAGATTGCCAAGGGCACTCGTCGGGGTAAAGGAAACATGATCATCTGCTCATCTGATGTTGCATCTGCACTTCAAATGGCTGGTGTTCTTGATTACACTCCTGCACTAAACTCTAACAACCTACAGGTTGATGACACCGGAAATACTTTTGCTGGTGTTCTCAACGGTCGGATTCGTGTATACATTGATCCATATACCACAGGCAACTATATGACTGTTGGTTATAAGGGTTCAAGTGCATTCGACGCCGGTCTATTCTACTGCCCATATGTACCACTACAGATGGTAAGAGCAGTTGGAGAAGACACCTTCCAGCCAAAGATTGGCTTCAAGACTCGTTACGGCGTAGTTGAGAATCCATTTGCAAGAGGCACAGCTGCCCTTGCTGCAACTGGTGCACTTGGTGCAGACCTAAACGAATATTACAGAAAGATTGTTGTAAACAACATCATGTAATAAGAGTTGGGTTAACCAACCAATACTTAGAGGGGAGGGGGCTTTAAGCCCCCTCTCTTTTTATATAAATAAGTACATGATTATTAAAGAGCACGTAACACTACAAATCTATTACTGGATGCCTGACTACCAAGATATACTTCAGGAGTTTGTTTGGCAGACAGAAGACTTAGTGCCAGAGATGCCGAGGGTTCATAAGTTTTTAAATTTTTGGCATAAAGAGATTGAAGCTATTATTAGTGAAGTTTGCATATCGCACTCACACCATAAATCCTGGAGGAATGTAGATTGGTTACGACAAACGGGGCATTAAACACTCAACCTGATAATGTCAATATGCTATCACCTTTGGGGTTCAACTTCTCTATTAAGAAGATGCCTCATGTTAACTACTTTGCACAATCTGTAAATATTCCTTCTGTTCAATTAGGTGATGTTGAAATACCAAACCCATTTATTGCATTACCAATGATTGGTGATCATTTACGTTTTGGTGAACTTCAATTATCATTTAAAGTAGATGAAGATATGCAAAACTATGTTGAGCTGTTTAACTGGATTACGGAATTGGGATTTCCCGAGAGCTTCGAACAGTCAAAACACATTTACAACAAAGGACGTGAAGTACCAGGACAAGGTGCATTACCATCTACAGTAGGTGAAGGCCCATTTAGTGATGCAACTTTAACCATTCTTAACAGTGCTATGAATCCCAATCTTCAAGTTCAATTTGAAGATTGTTACCCTTTATCATTATCGGACGTGCAATTTACATCAACAGCTGGTAGTGTAGATTATTTGGAATGTGTCTGCTCTTTTAGATTTAAACTGTTTCGTATTCTCAGACTAGGATCCGGAGGAGTTACCGAAACACAAAATGCTCCAGTGAGGTAACAATGGACATTCGATTAATAATCACCGAGGATCAAACAGATGATCCGGAGTGTAGGAAAATACAAATTAATTAAATTATTGTTGACAGCATACGTTATATACAGTATAATCGCTGATGTAGCAGTTGCAGGTGGAATAGTATACTATTTCTTTTTCTATTGAGGTTTGAATGAATTATATACAACCAACTTTATACGATAATGTCTTTGATCCACAACATCTCGATATAATTGAGCAAAAATATTTAACATGGTTTCAATCAGGTTGGCACTCAAATAGACAATTATCATATGATCATGGACATATGCAAAACTATATTGCTCGTCCATGTCTTGACTTACCTATTGACCTGTCTATAATTCCCTATAATATAAGACAGCACGAATTATTAATATCTTTTTGGAATCAGATCAAAACGGTTCTTGATGGTGATAGAGCTTTATATCGTGCATACTCTAAGGCTTATCATTTTGGCATGGATGCTTATAAACATACTGATCAACAAGCTAGTAAATTTACTCTCGAATCAACCAATCAACCTATACGAGGCAATGGTTTCGAAACATGTATTTTATACATGAATAAAGAATGGAATACAGATTACTTTGGTCAAACAGTACTGTATACAGATGATAATGAAATTGATATGTCTGTACTTCCAAAGTATAATCGGTTGTTTATATTTGACAGTGCACAACCACATTCAACTACACCACTGTCTAGGCATTGTCCGTTTGATAAACAAATTATTGTGTTTAATTCGATGCCAAAAGAATTATGCGATCCTGGTGTTGAGTATCTTTTAGAACACACTAAAGCGGTAAAACATTTTCAAGGACTATCTTTCTTTGATCACTTATGGAATGTTTACAATACTTTAATTGCATTGAAACAACCTCATCACGTTTGTTTAGCTGGGTTATGGCATGCTGTATATGGTACGTCTGCTTTTGACAATCCAACGAAGAATAAATTTACACCTGATATTGTAAAACACTTTATCGGTGAACAAGCTGAATCTCTAGTATCAAAGTTCTGTTCATTACCAGCTCCTAGAGTAGATGTCATTTGTCAAATGAAGGATATTGAACTCGCATATATAGAGTATGCAAATCTATATGACCAAAATCCTGATGGAAGACAAAATGAAAAACTATCCAGATTAAATCTATTAATAGAAGATGTAAAATATGAGTAAATCACTTGAAGAGTTGTTTGATGTATGGAGTGAGGATAGTAAGATTGACAGAACTGAATTAGGTGAAGAGTCAATCAAAATTCCACAACTACATCATAAGTACTACAAGATGTTTAGTATGGAACGTCTCGGTATGGTTAAGCTGCAAGAAGATCTTCGTGTGTTAAAGAAAGATCTTTTTGAATACTACAATGGCAGTATGTCAATTGATGAGCTTCGTGATCATCAATGGGAACAAAATCCATTAAAGATTCTAAAGTCTGATATATCGACATACATTGATAGCCATGGTGAGGTAGTGTCACTAAATTTGAAAATTGCATATGCAAAGGAGAAAGTTGATTTCTTAGAAAGTGTGATCAGATCATTAAACAATCGAGGTTACCAACTCAAGAATGCTATTGATTGGGAAAAGTTTAAGGTCGGCATTTGATGGATGTTAATGTAAAATATCAGAACGATGTTCATTGTGCAGTAGAGTGTGATTCATCTACAGCACAAGAGCTAGCTGATTTTTTTACGTTTGATGTTCCCGGTGCAAGATTTATGCCAGCTGTACGAAATAAAGTATGGGATGGTAAGATAAGATTATTTAATTCAGTCACAAGAACGGTGTATGCTGGACTGACTGATTATATTGCAGAATTTTGTAGAGCAAGAGACTATGCATATCAAATTGATCCAAAACTTCAAGCTGAAGTGCCATTGGAAAGTAGTGATGTAGATGATCTAGCCGATGTTATAAAACTTCCACTTGAAATGAGAGATTACCAGAAGCAAGCTATTGTTCATGCAATGACACATAAGAGGTGTCTCCTTCTCTCACCAACTGCTTCTGGTAAGTCTCTCATAATCTATATGCTTTGTAGGTATTATCCTATGAAGAAACTTATCATTGTACCAACAACTGGACTGGTACATCAGATGGCATCTGACTTTAAGGACTATGGATATGACGAGTATGTTCATAAAATTACTGCAGGTGCAGATAAAAACATAGATGCTAATATTACAGTAACGACTTGGCAATCGATATATAAGATGCCACGTAAATGGTTTGAACAATTTAAGGTAGTAATTGGAGATGAAGCACATCTTTTTAAGGCTAAATCGCTTACATCAATTATGTCTAAACTTACGGCCTGTCCATATAGATTTGGTTTCACAGGCACACTTGATGGGTCTCAGACACATCGATTAGTACTTGAAGGTCTATTTGGTAAGGTACATCAGGTGACAACAACAGCAGAACTTATTAAGAAGGAAGTTCTAGCTAATTTAAAGATAAATATATGTATGCTTGGTCACAATAAAGACGATCGTCAAAGGATGGTGAGATCCAAGTATAGAGATGAAATTCAATATATTATAGGATGCGATTCAAGAAATGATTTTTTAGTTACCCTCTGTAATCATTTAGAAGGTAACACACTGATGTTATTTAATTTTGTTGACTCACATGGTAGAGTATTATATAATAAGTGTAAAGATTTAAACAAGAATGTTCATTTTGTACATGGAGGTGTTCCAGGTGATATGAGAGAACAGATTAGAGGTATTGTTGAAGAACAAGATAACTCTCTTATTGTTGCATCGTATGGCACCTTTAGCACTGGTGTTAACATTCGTCGTATTAACAACATCGTGTTCGCTGCACCATCAAAAAGTAAAATTCGAGTTTTGCAATCAATCGGAAGAGGCTTGCGGACTCATGAGGATAAAGATTCCATTAAATTATTCGATGTAGTTGATGATATGAGACATGGTAAATGGATTAATTTTACACTAAGACATTATGGGGATCGATTGAAAATCTATAATGACGAACAATTTGAATATAGGATACATTCTTACAACCTTTAAGGATATCAATAATTAAAGGATAATAACAATGATATCGATTTTAAAATTAATAAACGGAGAAGAGATTATAGCAAAAATAGCTGATCATGATTCAGTTAATTATTTATTGGAAGATCCGGTTCAGATTTATCGGAATGTTGCACCAAATGGTATGACGTGGATTCAATGTTCACATTGGTTGTTGTTCAATAAGTCTAGTTTAGTAGAAATTGAAAAAAATAAAGTATTGGCTGTTATTCCTGATCCTAATGATAATGTCATTAGGAATTATAATAATTTTGTTAGTGGTGGTTGGGAAGAGCATCAAAAACAAATGCGAGACGAACAACAAGAGTATTTGAAAAAAGTAGCTGAGGAACAAACAAAACAATTCTTCAGTAAAAATGATAAGGAAACAATACATTGAGAAGTAAACGCAAACCTATAAATTATGTTGATAACAAGCAACTATATGCAGTTATGGTTGAATATAAAAAGGCCGTAAACGATGCTGAAGCTGTTGGTGATGATCCTCCAATGATTCCGGAATATGTTGGAAGATGTTTATTGCAGATTGCAACAAGACTAGCGACCAAACAAAACTTTGCCAACTATCCAGCAAAGGACGATATGGTTAGTGATGGTATTGAAAATTGTGTTAGCTACATAAACAATTTTGATCCAGAAAAATCAAACAATCCTTTTGCATATTTTACACAAATAATTTACTACGCCTTTCTCAGAAGAATTAAAAAAGAGAAGAGACAACTGTACATTAAGCATAAGCTACTCGAAAGATCAATGCTTACAAATACCTTAGCAGACGGTGATCATGATGGTGTTGCTAAGGGACGACTTGATAGTGATTATATGGTTGACTTTGTTGAAGCTTTTGAGGAAAATGAAAATAAGGCTCGTCAGAAAAGACAAGCTAAAAAAGGCGTAGAGAAGTTTTACTAGGAGAAATAAAATGACTAAGGACTTTATTGTTCCCCAAGTTGTTCGATCTTGGGTAGAGGAGATTCATAACCCCAATGTACCTGTTTGGTCTAGGGAAAACTATTGTTTACGCTTGGAGGAGTTATCAAAACTCATTCAGCAAGAAATTGTACGA